GATGCCAACGCCAATTACCGCGCCGATGCAGAACCCAATAAAGCCAGCTATAAGTATGCTCATTACGAGCCTCCTTCAAATAGGTCTACATGCTTTGCAAAACAATCATCGCAGATGTAGGCCATAATGCGATCGCTACGCAGGGTTTCCCCTATCGCGGAGCCATCATCTAAAACTTGCTTTCTATTTTTGTAGACTAGCATCATGTCATGACGGCTTCCGTAGTGGAAGGTAACGACCATATCTCCGCCGTTGTCAACATTGGTCGACTCTGGCATGAGGTAACGCAAGACCTTCTCGCACTTCAGGCATTTCATTTACTTGATCCTTAGATGCTGACCCGGTTCTTCCAGCTTGGCAAACGGCAGTTCGACGCCAGCTTCGAGGGCCTGCCGGATCTTCTCTCGGTTCGGCGATATCACCGTCTCAGCAACGAAATAATCCTTGAAGTAGGGGCTTTCATCCGGGACATCGGCAAAGATTGTCACCGGACGCTTGCCGCCATTCTTGCATAGGCTGATCTTGGTCAGGCCCGGCGTCGTGATGCTCTTGCGTTTGGTTCGCTCGAGGTGCAGCTTGAGCCGATCTTCGAGAGCATCGATCGCTCGGCCACGAGCTAGGGCCTTGGCATGCCAGAGCTTGTATTCGTCCTCGCAGGCTTTGCCTTCATAGATCAGCTGCTTGATCAGGCCGACGTAGCTGTCAAGCTTCTGGCCCTCTTCCTGCTCAAGGCCAGCAAACCAGGCTTCGAGCTCGGCAGGAATCTCCCCGTCAGGTGCTGATTCCATGGCCGTACGCAGCTGCTCAAGATCTGATCCGATGTCATAGAGTGGACGCATTGTTAGCTCTCCGATACGATTATGTTAACAGTTTGTGCGGGTATGGTTACTGTTGGGTTGATGCTCCAAGCCATGGCGCAAAATCCAGCCTCTTGATGGCAAAGACACCTTGGTTCATGATCAGGCCTTTTATTCTTTCGATATTGCGGCGACAAAAGCCGACGATAACTTGTCAGCCAACTTATCCGGGTCTTTCGTCAACATCTGCTGAACCACTTGTTTCAGCAGGGCATCGAGTTGCTTTCTGAATTCAACATCGTGGTCAATCATTTCATGAACCTTGATGTTTGCATATCGCTCGACTGCGTTCTCAAATGCTCGGGCCAGTGGTGATTTATTATTGTCCCATCTATCCGTACTTGGCCTTAACAATGCCTCAATCGCCTGCTGAACCAATTTCTGGGCAACTTCGGGCGGGATTGCCCCAGCAATAGCTTGCTGCGTTGCTGCGCTAAGTGCTTCTTGATCCATCTGGACTGTCAGACTAGCCATATCATGCTCCGCCTCGTGAATATGATTCCACATAACCTGTAGCTTGCTACCAATAATACCTTCATCAGCTCCAGCCCTTACATCAATTCGGCAGTAAAAATCCCTTGATTCCGTGAGGATTATCACTCTTTCTGTATGTCTTCGCTGGTTCAAGGGGCAATTTCATACTCCTACCTCCGATTCAGTTCTGCCAACCCTTCGGCCGACGGCTTTGTGGTCAGCCAGTTGATTGCATCCGCCGTGGCGTCGACCTGATCGTCGTGAGCCCCGTAGGGGAATTTACATAGCTCGTTGATGTAGTCGATATTCCAGGGCCTACGGACGATGTAGACATTACCATGCTCGGCCTGCGAGGCGAAAGGCATGGCCCGGGTTTGTTTATCTCCGGATGGCCTTTGCGTCCGGACCGGATAGCCCGCCAGAAGCGGAAACTTTGAGATCATCGCCGAAGGTCGGCTCCAAGGATTTTATGATTACGATGGGGAATATGACGAGATATTGTACTTCGATAAGATTGTGTGGCAGCGATTGCCCGCTGCCGGATGGGTGGATGAGCTGTATTGCAAAAAGGTGGAGACTGCCGGCGGTTGGGTTATGAGGTTCAAGGCCCCGCGTCCCAACGCCAACCCGCCCCGAGCCAAACTGTAGAATCGGAGGTAAAGCATGTCTATTGAAGCCAAGGTTTTGAAATGGATCTTCGAGGGCAATATTGGGCTGTCGTCGATGTGCATGGCGGCGCACCTCACGGGCCATCAGCATTTGAACAATCATCCCATGGACTCAGCTGACTTTGATCGATGCGTTGGCTTGTTGAAAGCGGTGCCAGAGTTACGACCGCTACTTCCCAAGATGGCCGAGCGAGGTAAAATTTGGGCCGATCTGGTGCAGAACTGGGATCGCTTGGAAGCAATCGAAGATAAGTATACAAAATTCAAGGCCATACAAAAAATCAGATATGGATGAATATCGCGTAATCACTGCAGGCGGCCGGGAGTTCGACGATTACAAGCTCCTCTGCGAGCGGTGCGATGCGTATGGGACGTGAGAGTAACAGGCCCGCAAGAGGCGACTACTTTTATTCCCGATGTCAAGCATTACGAAGTGATTGAGACTGTCACAATCGATCTACAGCCCACCGCAGCACAGGCTGCCGCCATCCAGCGAGAGCGGGAGCGTCTGGCCCGCGAGATGGAAACCGAAGTGCAACGGGTCAAAGATCGGATCATGTACGGGTCGTGAGTTGGAACTGAACTGGAGACATCATGCTAGTCAAACATTTTGAAAAATGTTCGCTTTGCTTTGGTGACGGCGAAGTATTTGGGTCGCATCGCTCGGACTGCCCCAGATGCAAAGGCGATGGCATGGTTGAGGTGACGACGGAAAAGAATCGTGAAGTGATTCAGGAGTTTACGCAGGAAATCTTGGTCTCGCTTGAAGATTCCGAATTGCATGATGCAAAGGTCACGCGTGTCGATCTGGCGTTGGACTTCTTCAATGGCATGTCTCGCACCCTGCCCCAGCTCCTGGAAGATTACAAAAACGGCGCGTTTGATGTTCGTGGTCGCCGCCCTGGTTCAAAGATCGCAGGCGATTGGGGCAACGATGCGGAGCGCTCTTTGTATGTCGGCTGCCGCAAGTCCGGCAAAGAGACCAACATCTACGAAAAGGGTGACCAACTATTTGGCCGCGAGGCCAAGAACCCCTGGGTTCGCATCGAACTTCGCTACGGTAACAAGCTCCGCGTCTTGCCGGTGGACATTCTGCGCAGGCCTGCCGATTTCTTTGCCGGTGCGTCTGACTGGCATCAATTGCAACTTCTCCAGGCTGGTGAAATAGCCCAGGCGCAGCCTTGCAAGCAAGAAAAAGAACTGCCTGTTCAAACCGTTGCTGCTGAGGTAACGCGCAACGTTCGGTGGGCTTTGACCAGTGCAGCGCCCACCATCGCTGCCGCTTTCCGCTTCCTGGACAACGATGCTTTTTTGGAACTTTGCGACTGGCGCACCAAGCAGCTGCCTGGACGTTTGCGCAAGTTCAAAGAATCGGACTTGGCTACCGGCTTCCGTCAAGTCATGGGCATGTTTTCAACCGCTGGGGCACCGTGCCCGAACCCCGTTTAGCGGTCAACAAGGGCCAATAGGAATCAACCATGAAAATCCAAAACCAACCCGGCATTCTGACCGGCATCAAAGAGTCCAAAGGCGAATTTGAGGGCCGTGCCTTCTCGTCTACAACCTTCCACATGATCGTGGACGTTGCCGAAAACGGCAGCGGTCGCAGCATTGGCGCTGTAACCCGTCCGTTCAAGTTTGGCGATGCAACTGAGTTTGAAAAGTGGGCGCACCTGGGCAAGTCCTGGCCAGCTGGCGGCATCAACGTGCTGTGCGACTTTGATTTGGTCGCGGGCTCGGATAACAGCACCAAACTCCAGCTCCTGGCCATCAAGCCTGCCCCCGCAGCCAAAGCCCAGGCCTAACTATGCGCCTCGTCATCCAATCGTTAACTACGGGGCGCTTCCTCTGTCCTGATCTGGATGGCGGGGAGCCCTGCTGGGTGCAATCGCTGCGTGAAGCTGGCGGCGGTGTCATTACTGACATTGAAATGGCTCATCAGATTTTTGAGGACTGCTGCGACTTTGATGACGGTGCAGTCCTGGTCGATCTTGATCGGCTTGGAACAGCTAACGACTACGGCTTGCCTAGCAATGGCTGATACCTACATCACTTGCACGGTTTCACCCTGCCAAATCGTCACGACTTTAGACGTCCCTCTGCTCAATCTCGATGCAGAAGGCGGCGCATTAATCGCGGGTGCCATCCTCGCGGTCTGGGCCATGGGTTACGGGATTCGTTCCGTCATTCGTGCCTTGAATTCTGATGGTGTTTCAACTTCTGAAAGTGAGTCTTAAATGATGTTCTCGAAAATTGCCGCTGCTGCGGTTCTGGGTCTGGGTGCCGTGTCCTCTTTTGCCGCTGGCGTTGATGTGACTTCTACCGTTACCGCTATCGGTGACCAATTGGCCCCCATTGGCTTGATTGGTGCTGCCGTGCTGGGTGTGTTTGTGGCCCTCAAGGGTTACAAGTGGGTTCGTCGCGCTCTGTAATCCAGTCGCACAACCAAAGGGTGAATATGGGTATTTTTGTCGTTATCGCAATCTTGGGGGCGGCATGGCTCATATTCACCGCTTGATTTTCTTTATTTTTGTTTTTTTATCTTCTATTGTTCCTGCCTCGTCTATTGCCCAAATCAACACTGTTCCGCATGAAAGCGGACGCAATTATTATGGGCTAGGCGGTTACGTTTCTTCCACTGGTTATGTCGATGTTTGTGACCATAACGCTATTGTCGTTAAGGGTGCAAATCCAAATACGTTTAAAGGCTTTGTTACTTTCACAGAGTATTGCGAAGTTAAATACCAGACTTCACCGGATGGCGCATGGATGGGCGCATGGGGTCCGAATCCTATTAATTCATCTGCCGCTAGCGTCTGCCCCATTAATTCTGCTGAGGGTGCCGATTCGCAGTGTGCTTGCAAGACTGGTTTTTCACCTGATTCTGTCGGCACCAAGTGCGTTGCTAAGGCTAATCCTGATGTTGCTAAATGTGCTGCCGCGTCTGGTGGGGCTGACCTTTACACGTCCTCCAGCTATCGTCCTGTCGGTGGGTCTTACTGCCCTTCATCCGGTGCTGGTTCGAACTGCGCGGCGTCTGTCACTGGCGGTTATGCCACTGTCAAGGATGGCGTTAAATCCTGGATTACTGAGGTCACATACGATGGTGGCACCTGTACTCCTCCCGCTGCCGGTACTGGAACGGGAACGGATGCCCCTACACCTTGCCAGGGTCAACAGGGCACCGTTAACGGCGTGTCG